TATTCATTTGGATCGAAAGGTCAAGGGGTATTTCAAATAGCTGAGAATGGTGGTATTTTAAAATACAGATTAGAACAAATATCAATACCTTATGAGATATTCCCTCCTAGTGTAATTAAAAAAGTTGCTACGGGAAAAGGTAACGCTGATAAAGATATGATGTATAACGCATTTGTTAAAGAAACAAAAATTGATTTGAAGAAAATATTTGATACAGAAAAGGTTGGTAATCCTATTTCAGATATTGTAGATAGTTATTTTATACAAAAGGTTGGTTATGAAAATTTTAAAAGCTGTAGATAATAATTATAAAGGCGATATAGTAAAAGTATCGGATTGTAAAATGTTAGGCATTGTTAGAGACGAAACATACAAATATGTAAAGCCTTCTTTATTAAAAGATGGTATGAAATATCCTATTTTAATAACAGATTTTGAAACCTATAAAAAAGAATGGTTGACAAATAATTGGTCAGAGAATGATAGTAAATATGGTGTTGTAATGGGTAATCAAAGATTAAAGTTTGCGATTGAGCAAGGATATGAGTATATTGAAGCTAAGTTTGTAAATAGCAAATCAGAAAGAAATAAAATTCAAAGAGAGACTTATATATTTGAAAGAAATTTATGATTTATGTTTTTAAAACAAAAAAGTCCTCTAATAAATTTTTACAGAAATTTGTTAGATTAAAAGATCATAAAGATTTTGAAAATTATGAAGTAGAGGGTGAAAAGTATTTTAATTATAAATGGAAAAACTTTAATTATAATATGCCAAAAGATGTTGAGTTTTGCTTTCAAGGAATCATAAGAGGCACACATTTATTGAAACCATTTATGAAAACAAATAGATGGTATTACTTCGATAAACCTTATTTTTATAATACAGACTACACAGCACATAAAGATTTTGATACAATTTGGTATCGTATTAACGTAAATAATGTTCAACAAAACAAAATAGATAATAATCCAAAACACAAAGAAAGATATAATAATCTTATAAAAATATCACCAAAAGAAATAGAGTTGCTAGATTGGAGAAAATCAGGAGATCATATTTTGGTTATACCTCCTAGTTATCATACAGCTAAATGGTATGAAATATCTGAGATAGAATGGGTAAAAGATACAGTAAGAGAGTTAAAAAGATACACTGATAGAGAAATTAGAGTTAGATATAAATTTAAAAATGGTCAAAAATTTGGAGATAAAAATGATGTGCCTTTCAATGAAGACTTAAAAAATTGTTGGGCAATAGTTTCGTGGCACTCAATGTGTGCTTCACACGCCGTTAGACAAGGTATACCTAGTTTTTCAAGTGAACACTCACCAGCATCTCCAGTAAGTTACAAATTAAATCAACTAAAATATATAGAAAAACCTATAATGCCTGATAGAGATCAATGGATGTATTCTTTGTTAGGTTCTCAATTTACATTATCAGAGATGAATACAGGTTTTGCTTATAAGTATATAAACAATGAGTTTTAAATTAAAAAATCACAACATAATTTTTATTCATTCACCTAAATGTGGAGGTTCATCTATAGCAGAAACTTTAAAACAAACTAATAATATAGGACAAAGATTAGAAAATTCAGGTGCTCATAAAACAATAAAAGAAAATAGAGATTTAGGGTTAACGGCTGAAGAATACTTTGTTACTGTAAGAAATCCATATGACAGGTATTATAGTTACTATCATTTTTGTATAGAATGGGATTTAAAAAGAATAAATGATGAATTACCATTAAAAGGTGACACAAAAAAATTTTATGAAGATAGAAGAAACAAATTAATAGATTTAAAATTTGAAGGTTTTGTAGATTTATTAACATCAAAAGAAAAGATAAATGATTTTACAAGTTTACACAAATTAAAAAACGCTTTTGATTGTCAAGTAAAATGGTTTTACAATCAAACAGATAGACCAGTACATACATTTAAAATTGAAGAAGGTAAAGTTTGGACATATCTACAAGAATTAGGATATAATATTAAACCAACACATAAAAAAAAGTCAACATATAAAACTGTAAAGGGTTATACAGACGAACAAGCAGAAATAGTATATAAGTATTTTGAAGAAGACTTTGAAATATTAGGATATGATAAAGGAGATTATAAACGTGCCTAAAACAAATGCTGATATATGTTTAGACATTTACAATACATCTAAACCTTTTATTAAAAACTTTAGAACTGCTATAGATGTTGGTTGTAGAGATGGTGATTTTACAAGGCCTATGTCAAAAGATTTTCAAAATGTAAATTCATTTGATTATAGAGATAGAATAAAAAACAAAGCTAATAATGTTAAATACTTTAAGTATGCTTTGGGTGATAAAGAAACAGATGTAAAAGCATTTAACGGTGTAATAACTGAAAATAGAGACGGTGTTTCTTCATATATTGTAGAACAAAAAACATTAGATAGTTTCAATTTTGAAAATGTTGATTACATAAAAATAGATGTAGAGGGACATGAATTGAAAGTATTAAAAGGTGCTATTAATACTATAAACAAATATAGTCCTTTAATAGTGGTTGAAGAAAACGGCTCTGCTGAAAAATGGAATAAAGGAACTAAAAACGAAGCACTAAATTATTTACAAGAGTTAGGTTATAAGATAGTTGCTCAGGAAAGAAATGATTATATATTGGAGAAAAAATAATGAATGAACAAGAACTATTAAATGAAATAAAAAGATTAGAGGGTATTTACTTAAAACCTCAAAACTTTAAACAGTATAAAAATTATTGGTTACCAGAAAATATAGTAAAAGAAAGTAACAATGTATTATCACTAGGTGTACATAGAGACGTAGGTTGGGAACAATCAATGTTAAAAGATAATCCTAATATGAATATACATTGTTATGATCCTACACCTGATAGTGTTAAACTATTTGAAACTAATTTTGAAGGTAAAAGTAATATGACCTTTCATCAAGTGGCCTATAATAAAGATAATGGTAAGATGAAATTTTATTATGATAAGAATGATTTATCAAAATGTTATTCACTTTTACCTCTACCACAATTTGGTGAAGATCCAGCATATATTGAAGTAGATTGTAAAAACTTAAAAACAATTATGGAAGAAGATATGCCACAACCAGACATTATTAAGGCTGATATAGAGGGTGTATGGTGGGATTTCTGTAGTGAAATTTTAACGTATGATGTTAATTTTAAGGCATTTTTAATAGAGTTTGAAGTAAAACTAATTGATAATGAAACAAGTTTAAAACAATACGAACAAATGTTAAAAGACCTTAGCAACAATTATGATGTATATTTAAATAGACCAAGAAACAAATGTTTATCTGAAGCTGTTATATTGAAAGTATAAAATGAAAAATATACATGGGTGGTGGTTGCCTGATACTGAAAAAAGCCTTATAGAACAAATATCTACACATAGTTTAAAAAACAGAGGTTTTGATTATCAAACTGAACAAAGAGACTATTCTTTATGTTTATCCTTAAAATACGATAGTAGTAGAAGAATTACAGCAATTGATATAGGCGGACACGTAGGATTATGGGCATGTGATATATCTCAAAGATTTGAAAAGGTTATTTCTTTTGAACCAATAAAAGAACACAGAGAATGTTTTAAAAGAAATATTAAAGATAGAGATATAAAAAATATACAAATAATGCCTTATGCTTTAGGCAGCACTGAAAAAGATGTTACTTTAGATATTGCTGGTGGAGAAACTCATGTAAAAACTCATAAAAAAACTGAGGGTGAAATTGTAAAAATGAAAACACTAGACAGTTTTAATTTAGAAGAAGTACATTATATTAAAGTTGACACCGAGGGTTACGAACTTGAAGTATTAAAAGGTGCTCAACTTACTATAAAAAAATGGAAACCTATAATTATTTTAGAAAACAAAGATAAACACTCTATCAGATATAAATCTAACTCTGAAAAAATACATGAGTTTTTATACAGTTTAGGATATATTGTAGAACACTCTATAAACTCTGAAGTTATTTTTGTTGATCCAACTATAAAGAAAAAACCTAGGTTTGAATACGATGAATATAGCAGTAGTAACTACTCTAAATAAAAAATTATATAAAGCCTACGGTCACAAGTTTTTTGAAACCTATAATTGGCCTTTTAATTTAATTGTTTATAGTGAAGATATGTTAGATATTCCACACAGTAACATCATTATAAGAAGTATTTACGATGAAATACCAGAATGTGAGGAGTTTGTAAATCGAAATAAACACAAACAACCTATAAGTAATTTTGGTGTAAAAGGTAATGAATATATAACAGATGGTGTTAGATTCTGTTATAAGGTTTATGCTTATACAGATCAATTAATTAATAATGAAGACTATGATGGTATAATTGGCATTGACGCTGATAGTATATTCTATAAACCAATTGATGAGGAATGGATTAAAAATAATATTCACAAAGAAGATTGTATGATGACTTACTTAGGTAGATCAAATTATAGTGAATGTGGTTTTTTATATTGGAATATGAAACACAAAGATACAAAAGATTATGCTAAGTTTATGAAAGATTTGTACAACACTGACCATATATACGGTTTAAAAGAACAACATGATAGTTATATTTGGGATTATGCGAGAAAAAGATTTGAAGATGAACGAGGCACTAGTAACTTTAACATAGGTGATAATAAAACAGGCCATGTTCAGGCAAGGTCAATTTTGGGTGAAGTTTACGACCACACAAAAGGACCTAGGAAACTAAAAGGTCGTAGTCCAGAGGCAAGAATATGAAAATTTTAGTAATGGGTTTACCAGGTTCAGGTAAAACTTATTTAGCAGACAAACTAGCACCAAAATTAAAAGCAGTTTGGTTAAACGCAGATAGAGTAAGAGAAGAGTATAACGATTGGGATTTTACACCAGAGGGTCGAACAAGACAAGCAAATAGAATGAAATCATTAGCACAAAAGGCCGTAGATGAAGGTAAACATGTGATTGCCGATTTTGTTTGTCCTTTACCAGAAACTAGAGAAGACTTTGGCGCTGATTATACGGTATGGGTAGATACAATCAAAGAAGGAAGATTTGAAGATACAAATAAAATGTTTGTACCACCTGAAGAATACGACTTTAGAGTACCTACTCAAAACGCAGAATTGTGGTCAATAAGAATTGCTGATGAGATACAGGAATATAAATGGGACAACAGAAAACCTACAGCACAAATGCTAGGAAGATGGCAGCCTTGGCACGAAGGACATCAAAATCTATTTGAAGAAATTTTAAAAAAAACAGGACAAGTAGAAATTATGGTTAGAGATGTGCTTGGTGTGGGTGATAATCCATTTGATTTTTACACTGTTAAAACTAATATAGAAAACGCATTAACAAATTATAAAAATAGATTTAAAATAACTATGGTATCTAATATAACTAATATATGTTATGGTAGAGGTGTAGGATATAAAATAGAAGAAATAGAACTACCAGAAAAAATACAAAAGATTTCTGCTACAGAAATACGAAAGAAAATGAGAGAAGAAGGAAAGTTATGATAAGAATTTTTATTGGGTATGACGAAGGTGAAAAAATAGCGTATCACGTTTTATCAGAAAGTATAAGACGACAATCAAGCGAACCTGTAAGTATAACACCTATTGATTTAACTACAACTAGAAATATATTTACAAGGCAAACACAACCAAATCAATCTACAGAATTTGCTTTTAGTAGATTTTTAACACCATATCTTTCAAACTATGAGGGTTGGTCTATTTTTATGGATTGTGATATGTTATTAAGAACAGATATTAAAACATTATGGAATGCTAGAGACGATAATTATGCTGTTATGTGTTGTAAACATGATTACGAACCAAATCAAAACGCTAAATTTAGAGGTGCTAAAAACGAGAAGTTTCCTAAAAAGAATTGGTCAAGTATGATGATGATGAACAATGCTAAGTGTAAAGCGTTGACACCTGATTTTGTAAACTCAGCAACAGGTTTAGAGTTACACCAATTTAAATGGTTAGAAAATGAAAGTCTGATAGGCAGTTTACCATTAACTTGGAACTGGTTAGTAACAGAATATAGTTATAATGTTTTAGCAAATAATGTACACTTTACTTTAGGTGGTCCATATTTTAAAGGTTATGAAAATAGCGATTACGCTAATGAATGGTTTAATGTTTACACAAATATGGTAAAAATAGAACTATGATTATAACACACAAAATGGCTTGGGATAAATGTTTATCTCATCAAATCTGGCCAGCGATAGAAAAAGGTTGGAAAGATGAAGACAAACCTATACATTTTTTTTGGGGCTTGGGTGGTAAAAATATAGAAGAACTGAGGCAAGTGGTTGAAAAAGGTGAAGACTGGTGGTATGTAGATGTAGGTTATCTTACACAACAAATCACAAGGTATCCTAGTCCTAAAATACACGATTATGATAAAACATATTTTAGAATAGTAAAAGGAAACTTACACACTATTAGATGTAAAGTTGGTAATGGTATTAGAGTAAATGAATTAGAAAGAAAAGGAATAGATGTAGTGTTTAAAGGGTGGAAAACAGGTGAAACAAATCATATATTATTAGCCCCCTCATCTCAAACAGTGACTTATCATATAAATGGCATATCACAATTGGAATGGATCGAACAAGTTGGTGAAGAACTAAGAAAACATACAGATAGACCTATTAAAATGAGAAATAAACCAAGGCCAAATAATGAGTGGTGGGAAACAGATATAAAAGATGATTTAAGAGACGCACATTGTTTAGTTACAAATATGAGTTTATCAGCTATAGACGCCGTAATGAATATGACACCAGCAATCACTCACTCAAGCAATATTTGTAGTTTTATTACTACAAGAGATTTAGCTAAGATAGAAAAACCAATGAGACCTGGCAGAAAAACTATGAATGAATGGATTAGAATGGTAGCCGAAAATCAGTTTACAATAGAAGAAATAGAAAAAGGTATTGCCTACGAAACATTACAACATCAATTAGTATGATAAATTTTGTATGTGTTCATTATGGTTTAAAATACAATGTTGACTATGTTATAAATCTTTTTAATATGGTTAATAGAAATTTAACCTTACCTCATAAATTTATTTGTTTTACAGATAATGTAACGCTTATTAATAAACAAAAGTTGGACATAGATGTTAGAACATTTAAAAGACATGACTTTGATGGTTGGTGGAATAAGTTACAGTTGTTTAGTCCTGAATCTAATTTAGAGGGTGATAATCTTTATATGGATTTAGATGTTGTAATTATGAAAAATATAGATTGTTTTACTGAAATAGGTAATGAAAATAACTTTGTAGGTATGAACGACTTTAATCCAACAACTAAAATATTTAATTCTAGTATAATGAAATTCAATAATAAAACAGCTACAAAATTAATATGGGACAAATATATAAATGATAGAGTTAAATGGCGAAAATATGCTGGTGATCAAAATGTTATTTCAGAACTAATTTATAATCATAAAGATACTATATCTTTTCCTGATTCATGGACACAATCATATAAGTGGTACGATAGAAAAGGCGAAAGATACCATAAATCAAAGTGGACATTTGAACAACATCCAGAAGCTAAAGTATGTGTCTTCCATGGTTTTCCAAACCCACACGAATCAGACCAGAATTGGGTCAAAAATAACTGGAAATAGAGATAAAACACCCTTCCCTACGAATGTTCTTATAATGTTCTTCTAAAAAACAAGTAAAATCAACATAAAATAACGCTTGACTTATATGCCAGGTATGATATTATAATAGTATGAAAAGCAAAGATATACAGATAATAAAAAAAGTTTCAAATAATGGCTTGACTTTTACTGTAAATCTGATAGGATTATTATATAACACAACAAAAAAGGAGAATACATTATGTCAAAAGTAAAACAATGGGCTGAAGAAACAGCTGAAAAAGCAGTAGATAATATTATTGCTAAATTAAAAGATGGTCAAATTGACTTAACTGAAGCTTGTAGCTTGACAATGAAAGTAGAAAATGTTAATATGTTAGGTATTGATGAAAACAATGTAGAGGAGGC